AATTGGACTTATTGGACTTATTTTTTTTATTTTTTTTTAATTATTTAATTATTAAAATTTTTATTTAATAATTAATTTCTAAATATAATATATAAATCATAATGTTTAAAGTTGAATCTAATGGAAATGCTTATGTCCCTTCTAAATCAATCGCTCTTAAGCCTGATGTCGTAAGTGATGTTGTTGGTGTAGATCAGATTAAAATTAATGTCCCCAGTTATGTCGGATATATTGATCCTAATGCTTCATATTTGAAATTTAATCTTACTATGGAAAATGCTCGTGGTATGCTTGTCCCTGATAAGAATTGTGGAGGACATGCTCTAATCCGTAATTTAGAAATAAGAGATGGTGGAAATAAATCCCAAATCGAATATTGTGAAGACTACAACGCAAATTATGCTTTACTTGCTAATTATACTAAACAGAATACCTTAGCCCATAAAAGAGAACTCTTTAGCGGTGTTGTATCAAAATTAGCTGATCGTCCTTATGATCCTAATCTGTATTATCAGTCCCCTGTGACTGCTGGGGGGACAATTGTAGCCCCAACAGGTTTAGGAAAAACAGCCACAACCCCTACGATTCAAATGCCTCTTAATTGTGGTTTATGGAAACAGGGTCAGGTTATCCCAGTTGTTGCGATGAATGGGATGAGAATTACTATAGATACTGAAGATCCCCTCAGGGCATTACAATATCTTAAGGGTGAAGAACGATTTATGGGGCATAATTTAGGTATTACTAATAATCGTATCAGACCAGATCAGACAGGTGGCGGAAATATTAAGGCAACTGGTGACGATGCTCGTGGGGCTAATGCTAATTTGTCTGATACAATTTTTAGTATAGATTTAGCCATGACTGATAGATTCACATGTCCTTTTGATGTTGATGATATTCTTTACATATCAAATGTAGGAGGTGGTCTAACTAATGAAGAAAAACTGGGGACTATTGTTGGATTTAGTAATAATGGTGCTGGATTTGTGAGGGTTTCTTATGTGCCTGATAGAAATCAGGGAGCAGGTTTGGCTCAGGATCACCCAAGAGGAACAAGTCAGGTGTATGTTAAATTTACTGATAGACAATCCGCTCATCAGGTTTGTGGAGTTGGTGATGTAGGAGCAGATACTAAAACACATGTTATCTCAGCCCCCACATATCGTATGAGTAATATTGAATTAATCGTTCAGCAGATTACACCACCAAACCAATACGCTCAGGCAACAGCCCAAGCTGTTTCAGGTGAAAAGGGAGTTCAGATGGATATTATGGCTTATGAATTATTTAGGCATAATCAGAATAATGTTACAGGACTTCAGCAGATGTTGATCCCAACACGCATGACTCGTGCTAAATCTATATTTTCTCAGCCTCTTATGGTTAGTCGATTTAGATCTACAGAAAAATCATCTCTTCAGGGTATCCCTGATAATGCTTCAACCTATGAATTTATTTATGGAACAAAACATTATCCATCGAGATTAGGTCAGTTGGCAAGATATAGTTTAGTCGTAAATAATCGTGATAGACATAGACCTGAGGCTCTTCATGCTTCTGAGTTACAGAAAGCCATATTAAATGTTGATGAAAAAGTCCTATCTCTTCAGAACATAGACGCTCACTTCGCAATCGCAAGAGGTCTAACTAAATACGGACAAGTTATGAATCTTACAGGACAAACATTATCGCTAAGAGTTGATTATGCTGATGACGCATCACAGGTTAAATTATTTAATAACTATGTATATGGCTTAAGACGAATTATAATCAATAAAGATGGGGTTCAGGCTATTAACTGATTTCATTATTAATTTTATTTATTTATTAAAAATTTTATTTATAATTATTATATTTATAAATAATATATAAAACATGTCTTTTAATATCGTTGATGTTGAAAAGTTTGAAGTCTTACCAAATAATCAGCCTAATAATAATACATATTCATTTCGTGGGGGAACACCTATTATCTCAATAAATGTCCCAAGTCAGGCTAAGTTACTTAGACCAAGTAGTGTTAGAATTAATGGACGGATTCGCATCATGACCTCAGCGAGAGTGTTACCTGATCCAAATCAGATCAAATCTGTAGGCGGAGCAGGGGCTACAGATATAAAACTACCATCTCGTGTCGGAGTTTCGGCATGTATCCAAAATGTTAATATATCGTCTGAAGCAACTAATCAGACTTTAGAATCTGTTAGACAATATGGTCGTCTTGTGAATCATTTTCTATCAAATACTCATAGTCCTGATGATTTTCAGCATGAGAAAGCAGTCACCAACGCTTGTTCTGCTCTTCAGGATACAACTAATAATCTTACTATTCAAGATACAGATTTTAGTATCCCCCTTTATTGTGGTATGTTTCAGGGAGGTAATCCTATCCCCCTTTCTCAAAATGGGGTTAATGGCTTAACTATAAATCTCGAACTTGCTTCAGATAATCAAGCCCTTCAGGGATCAGGGACTGGTATTGCTAATGCTGGAGCATTTTATGAATTATCTAATATCAGTTTAAGTGGAGATTACCTGATCCCTGATGATGCTGGTATGGCTAAACTCGCTGTTGCTGGTTCAGGTGCTTTTCAGTATAATTCATTTTCGTCACTCTATTCTGTTATAAATAGTAGTGATTCAACTCAGACATATAATTTAGCTAATAGTAATGTATTAAGTGTGGTTCATAGTTTCTTACCAGTAAGTAATTCTAATAACTATAGTGCTAATAGTTTTGCTAATGGTGAATTACTTAATCGTGATGGGGCTGGAGCATATAATCAGCCAGTTCAGTTAAATAAAGTTTCTTTTAGTCGTGGAGGTATAAAACTTGGCTTAGATTATGAGATTGATTGTGCTACAAATTCACAGCAGGGAAGACCTGAAACTCAGGTGAATATAAACGCTCTAAATGCCTTTAAAGACTTTAGTAAATCACGCAGATTTCTTAATCAGCCCCAGTTAGATGGGTATGGTGGTCGAGATCTTATCCCCAGTTTAGATGTTATAGGTCACCTTGATAATCCATCCCCAGCAGGAGCAGTAGTTGATACAACAGGAGGACGACAGATCACTCAAGAAGTTGATGTGGGAGTTAGAAACTTTCTTATAGGTTTAGCTTTAGACCGAGTTTCTGATGTGGGAGTTAATTTCAAGGGAAATAGTTACTCAACAAGAATCCAATCCACTTTAGACGGAAATAGCCCAAATGCTATATTTACTTATGTATTAAGCAAAAATGTCCTTCAATATTCACCTAATGGAATTATGATCCAATCTTAAATTATTAATGATTTATTTATTTATTAAAAATTTTATTTATAATTATTATATTTATAAATAATATATAAAACATGTCTTTGCCTGATATTATGATTAATAAGCCTTTGCCTACAATCTCAAATATGGAAATAGATACAGAAGTTTTAGATCCTATATCCTCTTCTAATCAGGAGGTTGTTTTTCAGATCCCTAAAAATGGTGTCCTCGATGGTGGTTCATTTGTTTCTTTAGCAGTTAGAATCCCAACTGATGCTAATATAATTTCTAATACTGGTAGAAGTAATGCTTTTTTACCTCTTGAAACTGGTATATATGGATTAATTAGATCAGCCCAATTAACTATAGGATCTAAGGTTATCGCATCTAATGAAGATTTCGGACATTATGCCACTATGATGAGAAAATTTGAAACGCCAGAACATCGAGCCTATGTGGAGCAGGTTAAGGCAGGTAATTCGGTTGATAGATATGGTGGGCTTGTTGGATCTACAACAGGACGAGGCAGAGTGTGTCCTAAGGATCTACAGGTAGTCATCGATGCGACTGATGGGACTGGCGAATTAGAAACCCCACTTTTTATTCGTCCTACTGATAATGATGCCACAACCCCTGTTTTTAGTGTCCCACTCAGTTTTCTTATACCTATGATGAGATCAAGACAATTGCCTGTTTTTGCTTTAAAAGAAACTTGCTATCTTAGAATTCAGTTTAATACTCAGACTCATGGCACTACCGCAGGAAATACTTATGGTAACATCTGTTGTTTTGGTAACATGACGGCAGGAGCAGGAATCCCTGCTAATGTGAATGTTGTCCCATCTTTACCTAATATTAAATTTTATTCAGATCATCTCTATTATCCTGAAAATGTTATGAATGAAACTATCGCTCAGATGGCATCTGAAAAGGGTATGAATATGGTTTATGAAGATCTTGTTCTAACTAATACACAGATACAGGCAGGAGCGAATCCTACCGCCCCCAATTCTGTGACTACATCTGTAGAACGACAGGTAGCCGTATCAGGTAAAGTTGTTAGAAATCTTATGATCCAGCAGAAAAGAGTAGGGCATAGACATAGTCTTTTAGGTCAGTATCTATCTTACACTACAACACTAAATGATGACTATAATTTCAGGATTAATGATAACAGATATTATGATAGGAATTTAGAGAATCCATGTATGAAATATAATGAACTTGCTAAAGTTAGATCTAAACCCCTTCAAGTCCCACCTCAAATGTATTCAGCCAATAATGATAGTAATAAACAAAGGACTGATGGTAGGGCTGATGGAAATTCAGTATTTACAGGACTTATAAATAAAATTCAATTACCAAATAATAGTAACACACCAGCATCATTCTCGACGAATGGACTTCAGAGGACTTCTCACTATATAGGAGTTGATCTTACAACGACTGGATTTAATGTTCTTGGAAATGGTAAAAAAATAGGTGTGAAACCAATTATTCTTCAATATAATAAAAAGGGAGTTAATAATGATGCCGTAGCCACAGAGATGAGGATCTATGCTAATGTCGAGAGGGTTCTCATGTTTAAGGATGGTAATGTGATTGTATCAGCTTAAATTTTTTCTTTTTAAGGTATATTTTTTATTAAATATTATTATATTATTTTATAGTATAATAATGTCTAAATTTATCATTTTAGAATGTAACAGAGATAGATCTATAGATATTAATCCTCAGAACGAATTAACAGACGAATTTAAAAATAGATGGACGAATCAAGTATCTAATAGCGGTATTGTAGTAAATCGAGGTGATGTTCTTACAATAGAACAAACTATAGTAAATGTTAAGGGAGCATCCACAGAAGTGATGGAATTTCGTGGTAAAAATAATAATAATGGTATTGTAGATAATCGTATTGGACTGGAAGTAGCCTATTATATTAATCATATTGGTAAAAATACAGGTAACATGCCGATGTTAAAGCATAGAGTTTTTAGAGGAGTGGGTAGTTTAGATAATTTAGCGACAAATGGTAACGCAAATGCTGGATCAGACACAGCGGATGGCGGAAATGTTTATGTGGCAGGGGATCAAAGATTAAGTTATACTAATGGTAGATTTCAAGACATGATAGGAGATAGGTCTGTTGGAGAAACATTCTTTTTAAATTATCCATTTCAGCCTGATAATATTATCCCAGCAGGACAACCAGCAGATCCCTACGATCATACTAAACCTTTCGCTAATGATTTGGTTTGTCCCAACGATACCAAAATATTTCAAATAAAATTAAAAACAAGAGGAGGAGGAAAATCAGGACGACCTAATTCAGGATTTATAGCAGGTAAGGATTATGCCGTGATAACAACTGATTCAGGAGCAGTTAATACTACCATGAATTTTAGAGTCCTTACAACACAGACATTAGGAGATATACCAAATGTTATAGAAACATTTGAGATTACAGATTTTGGGGATAAAGATTTTAATGGTATCCCTATTGGAGCTAATGACCCATTAACAATAACAATCCCTGTGGGGGATATACCTGTTAGCCCACCCACAACCCCCCCTACTACTGAATCTGCTGGGACAGATCATGTTTTTACAATAACATCCATTTTAAATCCACATTATAAATCAAGTGATGTTAGGAAATTTGATGGAAAAAAATATTATCCGTTACAAATAGGATTTACTGGATTAGCATTATTCGAAGATACACAAATTAATCGGACAGATAATGCCCCAGTTCAGCCTATAACTCTTGATTTTGATATTAATAAAATACAATCTCAGCCATTATTACGAACAACAAAAGTAGATTTAGAAATACCTAAGGGTTTTCAGACCCCTTCAAATGTTGCCAATATTTTAACAGAACAATTAGGCAGACCCCAAAAAATATCTACGGATAATAATGTTGGTGATTTTTTAGATTGTAGTAAAATCGATTACGCTCATGATGATCCCCTTTCACAATTTGCCACAATAGATAATCCAAATATTGTAGGTAGTCAGTTATATCAACCAGCTTCAGCCAATTTTGTTAATTTTGGTAAGGATATACCTTCAGGAGGGAGTTTTTGTGGTAGAAGAACAACTTTTTATCAATCAATAGCTTGGCTTGAGCCTGAAAGATGGACTGGATTAGTCCCAGCATTTAAACAATTTTCAGTCCAAAATAGTGCCGTAAATATTAATAATGATATAGCGATAAATAATGGAGCGACACTTGTTGATAATGATAATTATGGTGATTTTACTCGTCAGGGAGTTGGTGAATTTGGAACTCATGCTGTTATTATTAGGGATTTTCTTACTCAGGGTAATTCTATATTAATGGATAGGGGGGAAATTATTGTTAGTAATATCAGATTTACAAGAAAAAACCTTGTTAGATTAATTAATATGAAAAAATGTGAAAAATATATGGGGGATTTATCTTTAAAGTTAGATGTAACATCTGATAATTTTAAAGATTTTTTATCCGTTAATTTAGATATTGGTATATATGATGATGAACTTTCAAGTCAAGGGCTTTTAACTGGAAACGGAGAAAATACTAATCCTAATAATATAAATCAACGCTTTAAATTTGCTACACACGAAGAAGCAGATCCAACAATTGGAGGGGATGGATTTTTGTTAGTTCATGTGGATCGAGGATTTAATGATGGATTAAATGGTTTTCAACGAGATTTAGAAAATGTTAAAAACGACGGACAACAACTCTCAAATGTATGGATAAGATCACGATATAATGAGGCTTTTAGATATAAATCAGAATATGGGGTGGCAGGATTTACAGATAATTTTGAATGTAATTTTTTAACTTCATTTGATAATATGAAATTAGGAGATAAGCATTTTGATACTACTAACACAGATATAGATCAAGTTTTTGGGGCTGGATATTTTGATGTTGGAGATGATAGATTTTATAGTATCGATGATTTAAATGATATGGCTAAAGAATTGGATATTGGCGTTGTCCCTGTGAATACCCCTAATAATCCTAATGATAATACCCAAAATGCTGGATGGCGATTTAATAATTATGTTGAGGCTGATTTACAACAGCCCCCATTTATTGGATTTGTTTCAGCATGTAAATCAGGTAACTCAGCTACAGCAGTTTTTGATCCTGTTAAACAATTTTCAGGAGATTTAACATATCAAGGGGGATCTATTGGTAATTGGACGATTGATGCCTCTAATTGTAAATATGGTATGATTTTAGGGTTTGACCCATCATTTACAAGAAATAAAGCGGTATGTATTCAAAATAATCAAGTTAGTAACTTAGGGACAGCAGTAAGCCAAAACTTTTTAAACATGGTAAATATGGGGGCTATGAATCCACAGATCAAATTTGATCCAGCATTTTCACGATTTAGTATATCAGGACTAAATACACCTGAATTTATCGGTAATGGATTAACTACAGATGATGCTTTAGAATTTACACCAAATGATAATCCAGAACAACAAGTTATCACATTTAATAGAAGACATCAAATCCTACCATCATTACAAAAAAACACAGGGACAAATAACCCAGCAGGGACACCACTTAGGATAGGACAATACGGACAAGCAGAACAAGAAGAAGGGACTTTTATCGATTCACAGGCTGGGGTTGCGATTGTTGGATTAGATCTATACGATCAAGATGGTATAATAAAACAATCAATAGATCCTGATAATTATTTTAATGATAAAAGTTTTATATTTCATGGATGTTTATTTGATAAAATGGGATTTAATATTGATACACTTTTACCTAAATACGGAGGTAGAAATGCCTTTTTTAGAGATCCTACATTATATAAAGATACAGATACATTTCAATCAGCCTTAAATAACATTATGAAACCCCTAACAACTGGAGCAGATGTGAGAGCATCAATTACACAGGCTACCTCTCTAAATTTTGCTAATGCCCCCATGTTTGATTTAGGTGGGGATACCTTACAAAATACAATTAGACCTGATGCCGTTCAGGGTGAGATCACCGCATCTGATTTACCTAATAAATTTGATTTTAGTTACCTAACAATTAATTCAAGTTTAGTTCAAGAGGGGACTGATACGATATATGTAGGTGGCTCTGATAATCAAAGTAAATTACCATGTATGTCCTATTTAACCAGAGAAAATAATGAAAGTGATTTTTTTTATCAAAATGAAAGGACTTTTAATTTTACAGCTACAAAGGATTTTACAATTACAGATATTACAACAGATATTAGATTACCAAATGGAGATCGACCAAATTTAGATCCACATACAACTATCATCTATAAGATAGAAAAACCCTTAACAAATCCACAAAACATGCCGATCCCTCAGGCTGTTACTAAAAAAAATAATTATCAGACGAAACAACGAAATTTACAAAAATAAAACTCTAAGGGTATATTATAATGGATATTACCGACTTACGAGAAAAACAAAGATTGTATAGAAAAGCATATTATAAAAAAAATAAAGAAAAGATCCAAAAATACCAAAGAGAATATTATAGAAAATACCTAAAACAGGATAAAAAAAAACATGAGGGGAGAACTGGATTTTCATGGAGAGGTAAAAAAACCCCCTATTTAGTTAGAACATATTTTGATGAGCCTATAATTATTAGCTTTAATTAATTAAAATCCATACTTTTGAGTCAATCTAAACTTTTCCTTCTTTTCAAGATCTATCCATTTTGTTGATGATTCTACAAAATTATCAAGAAAATAATAATTACAATTTCCATAATGATGTTTCATGACGAGAATATAATTACGAAAGATCAATTTATCCTGAGTATGAAGATAATCATGATTTTCTTCATAAATAAGATCAATCAAAAATTTTGGCTTATTAATTATATCCCAAAACTCTTTTGCTTTTGTTTTTTTAGTATTAAATAAATGGCTAAAATCAAGCTTGTTGATATTGCTTTTATTTAACTTACAGATTGATTTTAGCCATGTTGTTGCTTCTGCTCGTGTGGTAAATTGACCTTGAATAGTAATATCGGATTTACTAATCATGTAATGATTATGATATTCTTCATATCGTTGATATTGCTGTTGTCTATCACGAAATTCATCCCAATTATGAAGATAGTCGTGTCTATCTTCAAAAAAGGATTCATGGGGGCAACAAGCTGGATCAACATTAACATCCAACATATCAATTGGATCAATATCAATATACACACCATCACCAAGATAAAATTCGTTTTCGTCGCACATGTCGTTTTTTGAGTAAGTAGTAGTAGCCATAATGATTTAGTTTTCTTATATATAGTTAATCATTTGTCTTCAAGTAGTTTTAATTAAATATATTTTATATTGTTAATTATTTGGGGGTGTCCCAAAATTTGGGGCAGAAACTGGACTTGTAGAATCTGAGTGGCAAGATTTGGACTTGTAGAAATTCATAAGGATTATGGTAACATGTCGATGCCCTTTTTTGTATAGCCCTTGTTTTAGCTTTCTCAACAAGTCCAATAAGTCCAGTTTCTGCCCCAGTTTTGAAAAGTTTCCCAAGTAACTCTTTTTGCGTAGGACTTTTTAAAACAGGGGCAAGAATTGGACTTATTGGACTTATTTTGGACTTGTAAATCTACGAATATTCTACTTTTATTTATTAATTCTATTCAATATTTATTACAATATATATCAATATATCATATATTATGGTCTATTATGTTTATTATTTTCTATTTTAATTCTATAATTATTTTCTAATCCTAATATATAAGATGCCAGTAAAGTTCCCTGAATTTGATTTGAGTGAATTTGATCCTGAACCTGATACACAACCAACCCATGACTTAGATATTATAGATCAGTATGGTGAAAAGCAAAGTCCCTTCATAAATACACCCACAAAAAAAAAAGTATATAAGCCGTTACCCCCATCTGAAGAAAAAGAATTACAAATGAAAATAATTAGTGAAGAAAAAGAAAAAGAAGAGAAAGCC